AGAAAAGTATAAAATTACAAAAGAAATAGTATCCGAAGCATATCCTGATATTACTTGGGGAGGTAGGAGTTAATGCTAAAAATTCTCCATCAGGACTGTGATCCAGAACTTGCGAATGATCGTAGTTTACCATATACTGCATATCTAGTTGATTATGAAGATGATGGGGTTAAAAAGTATGACATTGTTATCTGTAATAAAAGAATAGATATTTTTGATTACTATTGGGACAAATATAGAGAAGGTTTAAAAAATTTTAAACAAAGTGAAGGTAGAGTAAATCCCAAACTTTGGGGTGTTCAAGTAAAGGAGTCTAAAAAGAAAAAATGAGTGAAAATTTTGAAAGTATTTTTAGAGATGAATTAAAAAAAGAGTTTGAAGAGAAACTTGGATTGACTATTAATCAAAACGAACTAAAAAAAGTAATAAAAGAATATAAGAAAATTAAAAAGTTTCAAAAGACTCCTTTGTATCAGGTGATGCAGATGGATAAAAAGAAAACTAAGTAGTTTTGTAAATATTGTATCAAACTTTACAAAATTACTTGACTATATACTGCAATAGGTCTAGTATGACCTTACGTTCATCAGAGAAAACTCTGACGCAAGTAGGACGGCGGAACGGAACGTTCATCCCAATGGGACGCAAACCGCCCGAAGGAACGGGACCTAAAAATCTCATTTCTTTGGAGGGATCCTCATGGCTAAAGTAGTATATCGTGGCATCGAATATGATACCCAGAAACGTTTGGAGTATCAACAACAAATGATGCAACAACCTCAACAGTATAATGAAACCTATCGTGGTGTTAAATTTACTAAGGAGGGACACAAGTGATGCAAAAACTTAATGTGCTTCAACTTATTAAAGAACAAAAGCAAAAAGAGCAACGTCGTCATCAAGCACTTCTTGCAAATGTAGGAGCAAAATAATGCTTCAATTTATTGTTTCATCTACTGCTACTCTTGGATTAACAATAATTTTACTATCAGCATATATCCAATGGTTATATAAGTGATGGACTATCACTACCATTCGGATGATATGGATAAAGATAACAGACCACCTGCTTGTTATCAACTAACATATAGGGGATGCAAATATTGGTCTTGTTATAGAGTGCATTTGCGAGAATGGTTTGAAAAAATTCTAAGTATAGAACCAATTTACAATAAAAAAAGTTAGAGAGGAAACATTGACTTCCTCTCTTTTTTTATGTAAAATGATTTGAGAAAGTACCTTACTTATGGACAAAGACAAACTCAAATTAATTGTCCGTAATCTAGAACTTTTGGTTGATTCTTTAAAATCAGAAATTTATTCTGATGTGGATTCTTATAAAAGACCAAAATTAGAAAAACCAACAATAATGGATTACGACGAAGTTTTTTATGACGGAGATGACGATGGATACCCAGACTAAACCTATTGCTAAACTGATTTCTGTTACTCAAGGAGCAGGAGAACTTGCAGGAAAATCTGCACAAGAAGTGATTACTTATACTGCTCGTGTAAGTAATCCCAGTAATCAACTTAAATTTGATACTGCTGCTGGACTTCTTAAGTATTGCATTAAACAAAATCATTGGTCTATCTTTGAGCAAGCAGATATGACCATTGAAATTAATACAACTCGTGGTATCGCAGCACAAGTGCTTCGTCATAGGAGCTTCACATTTCAGGAATTTTCACAACGTTATGCTGACACAAAACTCCTGACTGACCTCCCTGAGGTTCCTGAACTTCGTAGGCAGGATGAGAAGAATCGCCAGAACTCAACTAATGATTTGGATGAACACACCAAAGAAAAGTTTGAGGGTATGATTGAGCAGCATTTTGAAGAAGCACAACGTCTCTATGATAAAATGCTTGAGAAAGGAGTTGCAAAGGAATGTGCAAGGTTTGTGCTTCCACTCGCAACCCCCACTAGGATCTACATGAAGGGCTCTGTAAGGTCATGGATCCATTATATTGATCTACGATCTGCTCACGGAACACAGAAAGAGCATATGGACATTGCAGAAGCAGCAAGATGCATTTTTATCTGCCAGTTCCCAGACATTGCTAAGGCACTTGGTTGGGAAAGAGTAAATTGCCCAGAATGCTCTGATGCACCATCCATTACCATCGAATAAATATTTTTATCGTTATTTCATAACATATGGCAACATACCCCGTTATTCATAAAGAAACTGGTGAACAAAGAGAAGTGACGATGAGTGTTCACGAATGGGACCAGTGGAAAAAAGAAAATCCAGATTGGGATAGAGATTGGTCTGACCCAGCAACTTGTCCAGGAAGTGGTGAAGTTGGTGAATGGAAAGACAAACTTTCAAAATCAAAACCAGGATGGAACGAAGTTCTAACTAGAGCATCTAAGATGCCCGGTGCTACTGTGAGGAAAATTTAATGGCAAGAAGAAAAAGAAGTAATGATAATCACCCAATTGGTGTTGGGATGACTGCTAGACAAATGAAGAGAAGAAAGCCAATTAGTGCAGAACTTCTCATTGATATTGAACCATTAACAGAAAATCAAAAAAAGTTATTCCAATCATACTCTGAGGGAAAGCATCTAGTGGCATATGGTGCTGCTGGAACTGGAAAAACATTTATTAGTCTTTATAATTCAATTAAAGAAGTTCTTAATGAGATAACTCCGTTTGAGCAAATTTATATTGTTCGTTCTTTAGTTGCTACAAGAGAAATTGGTTTTCTTCCTGGGGATCATGATGATAAAGCAGACATATATCAAATACCATATAAGAACATGGTCAAATATATGTTCCAACTCCCAACTGAGACTGATTTTGAAATGCTTTATGGCAATCTAAAGCAACAAGAAACAATTAAGTTTTGGAGTACTTCTTTTGTTAGGGGAACAACTCTCGACAATTCTATTATTATAGTTGATGAGTTTCAGAATCTAAACTTTCATGAATTGGATTCAATCATTACTCGTGTTGGTGAAAATTCAAAAATTATTTTTTGTGGGGATGCAACACAAAGTGATTTAATTAAAACAAATGAAAGAAATGGAATTAGTGATTTTATGACTATTTTGAAAAAAATGCCATCATTTGATATAATTGAATTTGGAATTGATGATATTGTCCGTTCTGGTTTAGTTAAGGAATATATCGTTGCGAAAATGGAATCTGGTTTGAATGTCTGAGATTGTTTTTAATCATGTAAACTTAGATTTACCAAAATTAGAAAGAGAGACTATTGATGGAGTCAGGTATTATAAGATACCTGACCTAAACGAAGTCCACAGATTTGTTTCAATTACTTCTGTTACTAGTCATAAAAATCGACAGTTTTTTGCAGACTGGCGCAAAAAGATTGGAGAAGAAAAGGCAGATAAGATAACTAGACAAGCAACTAGTCGTGGCACTGATATGCATACTCTGGTTGAATACCTATTAAAGAATGAAACACTTCCAGAAGTTCAACCTTTGTCTGAATATCTATTTAAAATTGCAAGACCAAAATTAAATAACATAAATAATATTCATGCTTTAGAGTCTTCTCTCTATAGTAAAGTATTGGGTATTGCTGGTACAGTTGACTGTATTGCAGAATACAATGGGGAACTTGCAATTATAGATTTTAAAACTTCTAAAAAACCAAAGCCAGTGGAATGGATTGAGCATTATTTTGTTCAATGTATGGCATATGGATGTATGCTTTACGAACTGACTGGTATTAGTATCAAAAAACTTGTAATTATAATGGCATGTGAAAATGGAGAATGCGTTGTCTATGAAGAGTATGATAAAGAAAAATACATCAAATTGCTCACCCAATATATTAGAGAGTTTGTTTCAAGTAGAGTTGGGTAACATGGAAAGTAAAGTAAAAACAATTATTAATGATAAATTTTTATGTTCTCAAAAGTTTGCACAGGACATAGAATACATTGTAAAAATTTCAAAAACTAGTTATATTGATGCAATCATAGAATATTGCGAACAAAATAATATTGAAATTGAAACGGTTCCAAAATTAATATCAAAACCGTTAAAAGAAAAGATAAAGTGTGAGGCAACCAAATTAAATTTTCTAAAGAAAACAAGTCGTGCAATTTTAAATATTTGATGTGACTCCTTTTGACACTTATAAAACTTACCTGGCAATAAAAAATCACTTCACAAAGCCTGGTTATGATTACTTTAAATATTGTGGAAGGTCCAGAGCATCTCTGGACTCTTTTCATAAGAGGAAAGATAGATATTTTTTTGAGAAAATGTCTAGACAAAAAACAGAAGATGAAATAAAAGCATACTTTGTTGCTAATTTTGTAGAGTGTAGTGATTCTCAAAATCTGTGGATTGGTGAAATTATTAGAGGTGGAGAATCTGTATACAAAGATTGGTTAAAAAAGATTCAAAGTTTATCTTACTTGTTTAAAACTGAATCAGAAGTTTTCATAAGAAAAGATAACTTTGAAACTTTGTTTGATTGTAAAAATGGGCAGCATCCAGACCTACTTAAAAAGTATTTACAAAAAGCAGTCTCCTTGGAGACTTTAGTTATACTGGATGTTATACTAAATTACTCTTC